CCTTTTAATTCAGGAATTGCTTTGTAGTTTACTCTACCTTTAGAGGTTCCGTGCTTTAATTGTACGCCACCACCTATAAATGATTGTCCTTGAGAGAGTTCAATCAGTTCTTTGCGAAGCTTTTCTTCTTTCTCTTTGACTGCTTGTAGTGAAGCATGTATTTCTCTCCACTCTTTGGCTTTCTTTAGCCATTCAGCATCACTTGTTTCTATTAAATCTTCTGCTGTTGGCTCTGGTTTATCTACAGAAAAGTATTTAGTCCAAGCGTTTATTATCTTGGCTTGTGTTTTCATATGTGGCACAACAACTTGAAGCAATCCTGATGTATTCTTAACATCATATATCCAGAAGTATAACTTGCTAGAGTGTGTTACTAACAATTGTTGTTGACATTGCAACCAGTATTGTTCTGGCAGCAATGATGTTTCTGCAACTTCTTTCCATAGTTCAGAACCAGTGCCTTTGATTGGACATTTAATTTCTAATATAGTGTTGTCCGTTTCTCTGTAGCCATCTAATGATGCACCAATGGGTACACCATCGAAGTCATTGATAACAACAACAGGAGGAAACTTAGCACCCATGTCATCTTCAAACATGTTACGTGCTTCATCTTCATACTTGTTGCCATGATCCATAGCAAAGTTTGTTTCTATTTTAGTAACACCATTCTTTACATTCCATAATGCTAGCGGTGTCTTTGGTTCCCATTTGGAACCACCTAATAATGCACCAACTTCTGATGCCATTCCACATTTGCTACGTACATCTAGCCATTCTTGTGACCCTTGTGGCAGGTCTTTATCTTTAATTATCTTCATTTAAAAATTCCTCTAATTTAAATTTATTAAATTCATCAAGCCAATCCTCTCCGGGAGTAGGCGAGATATGTACATCTACTTTAATTTGTTTCGCAGCCAGCCTTTCGGCTAACTGGTACGCAGATTTCTGACCAACATATGATTTGTCATTGTCAGCATAGATTTGTACTTCAGTTATATCTTCTGGTGGTTCGAAGGTTGCCATACAGTGGGCGTTCATTACAGAAAACGCAGGTAGTCCAGAGATTTGACTCGCAGCTATTGCAGTTTCTATTCCTTCGGCTAAGCATATAGTACCTTCATGTTCATGAAGTCTAATTGCAGCACCAGTTATCGTACCTTTGGGTGGCATAATTTTTCTTGCTGTGCCTCCTTTAAGTTTCATTCCATTCTTAGTATACGTTAAATGCCATGATACACCAACACCTTTAGCGTCTTGTATTAATCCTAGCATTGTTGGGAATGGTCCAAGCTTAGCACCGTGTTCCCATGTATATAAGTTTGCTTCTTTAAGTGTTTCTGGATAATCATTAATGCCACGATTGGCAAGATAATCACATATATATCCACGATACACAATAGGCTCTGCCATCTTAGCTACTTTACGTAGCGCAGGCACAGGGTCTTTCTTTGGTTTAGCTGGTTGAAATGTTGTGTGATCTATGATAGGTCTTATAGCATCTAAACAATCTGTAAAGCTCCAGCCGTGTACTTTCTGTAATAGTTCGAAACCATCGCCAGCACCACAAGAGTTACAGTAGTATGTGCCACGACCATCTTTATCATCGAACCTAAATCTGTCTGTCCCTTCCATACATATTGGACAAGGACCATGTTTATTCTGTAGGTATTTTCTATCTATCCCTAATGAGGATAGCACGCCATACCATTTACCTGTTACATCTAGTTTATTGTTCATGTTATTCCTTTTATTTATTATATTTACTTTTTCTCTTCTTTATTTGTAAGTGTCTAATGTAACTTGTACACTCACTACTTGGTTTAATTGCTTCAATGTTTCCAAACTCTGGAAAGTTATTGAATCTTGCTTTGTAAGTATGATAAGCCCATCCCGGTTTATAGTTGTGTATCTTACAGTATCCTAATAGCATACTATAAAATTCCTTTCTAAACTCTGGAGCATAGCTTAGTTTCTTCTTGACAGTCTTGGTTTTCTTATCGACAAACCCTAACTCTTTATCAAGTACCGCTACATACTTTGATTTCTTTAATTGCACATGCCCACACTTGCTGCATATGTTTGAGCCAGAGAACATAGAGAAGCAACCCTCACATATTATTTGGGCTTCTTCTTTAGGTTTAGCCAGCTTTCTTTCTTTAATTGTCATTGGTTTCTTGGGATCAAGAGCCCATTCAATATCATCTTCTACAAATCCGTGCGTGTATACAGCACCAGAATGGTCTATGATAGTAGCTTTTTCTTTACCCTCATAAGGTCTAAGAACTCTGCCAACCATTTGAATATACATGCCTAAAGATTTAGTTGGTCGGGCAAGTACACAAACTTCAGCTGGGGGGCAGTCAAATCCCTCAGTCAACACCATGCAATTACAAATTATTTTCATATTGCCATTGTTGAATTCGTCTAGGACTCGTTCTCTTTCAGCATGATCTGTAGAGCCATCTATATGGGCAGCTTTAATTCCCATATCTATAAAAGATTCTGCAAGGTTCTTGCTGTGAGCTACTGAAGATGCAAACACGATAGTCTTTTTATTGTTTGCTATCTTATTCCATGATGATACTATATCCCCTATTAGCTTGGGATGGTCCATCCTTTCTGCTAATTGTACGGAGTTGTAATCTCCCATAGATGTTTGAATACCATTAAGGTCTGGAATAGTTGGTGCGTAATACTCGCAGCCAACTAAGTGTTTTTCTTTTATTAGCTCACCAATTGATGGAGCTTGAATCATATCTGAAAAGATATGACCAAGACCTCTACCATCAGAACGTATAGGTGTAGCAGTCAATCCTAAGACTTGACTTTGACCATACATTCTAATAATTTTTAAGTAAGTATTACTTAAGCATCTGTGAGCCTCGTCAATAATTATTAAGTCTGCCTTTGGCAGAGCCTCTTTCTTATTTGTTATTGACCGTGACCTTAATGTATCTATAGAAGCTACTTGTGTCTTATGCCAGAACTCTGAGTGTTCGCCTGCCATAATGATTCCGTGTCTTACGCCTTCATCAGTTAATTTATTAGAGCATTGTGTTATTAATTCTCTTCTGTGTGCTAGGAATAATACACTTTTGTTTTCTTTTATTGAATGATTTACAAAAGCAGAAGCCATGACAGTTTTGCCAGAGCCAGTAGCTGCTTGTAGTAGTATGTTCTTGTTTCCTTTTCTTTGAGACCTTATAATATTATTTAATGTATCTTTTTGATACTGTCTTAATGCCATTTATTCTCCTTATAAGTGAGCCTTTTTTGCCAGTCATGCTCAGGACTACTAGATTAGAACGGTATATTTTCGTCCGCCTCATCAGTTTCAGTAATTTCAGCAGTTGGTCTTTCAAGATAAGTAAACTCATCTCCTCCAGCTCCGCCTTCATATTCAACTAGTTCCATGACCTGTACACCTACGAGTGTAGCAGTGATGCCACTTTTTCCAGCGTACTCCCATGGTCTTTCCATGTATTGTACGTTGCAAACTGAACCATTACCTATGTTTGTTTCACCTAGGTTGTCACCGTATTTATCTTTAACAAATGGAGCAGAGATTTCCATCTTTTCCATGACCCCTGTAACAGGATTCTTTTTGTTGAAGTGTGTGTTACGTTTTATTTTTACAAATGGTGTGCCATCTTCAGGATCAAAGCGTTCTTTCTGTGCAAATCCTTTTGCCACCCATTCTTTAGATTGCTCTGGTGTTACATGACAGTCTATTGTCCATTCTGTTTCATCAGATGCATACTTAGTAGCAGGATTGCTTCCAACCCTAGCCCATTTTACTTTTACATTGTTTAGAATCATTCGATTCTCCTTATTACTTGTTATAAAAATGATAGATAGTTTTCTATCGCCAATAAAAGACTTAGCTTTAAAGTCTTTTTGTTCTTTTAAGAAACATATGAGAAGCCCAAAGGGCTTCTTATTTTTTACTTTGTTTAAAAAAAAGAGCCATACATTCTGAAGGAGGTGTGGTAGTTTCAGAGTGCATGGCGTTGTTTTTTTGTCACACAACTACCACATAGTGCAACATAAATTTTTTGTTACTTTTCCTTAAGGGGGTATCCCGAGATTCTTTCTTCTTGTTCTATGAGTTTGTCTAAGAACCATCTAGCTTTCTTTAAATCACACACCCCGTCTTTAAATCTCCATCGTGCAATATATTTTTGTACTGTGCCAGTTAAGTAATCCATTTTCTGGTCAAGTATAAAATCAATTACTTCTATTTTACCTTGTTGATAGTGTGCTGGGTTAATTTTATCTGGTTTATCTGATGGTCTATCTTCATTCCATCTTACTTTTATTTCATTTTTTTTCATTTTAATTCCTCTATATCTTTTAGTTTATTTATAGGTAGATTATAACAATCAGTTATTACTTTCCAGTTGTTGTCTAAATCTATTTCACCTTTCTTTAAAAACTTAGAGTCTTTTAAGTATTTATTTTTCTCTAAATATCCAAGTATCCAGCCTGCTGATAGATCATTTTTAATTCTAGTGAAAACATATAAGTCACATTTTTGTTTAGTATTTAATGCTGCTATTGAGCATTCATAATAAGCTTTAGGTGGTGTAGTAACTCTTTTGCTTTTAACATCTATCTTTTTATTTTTATATACTAAATCATAATCATATGTATTTTTCAAAATTATATTTAAATAATTTGCTACAATAATTTCACCTAAAAATCCAATTATATTTCCTTTTCCTTTTGTAATTGAATTATTTAGTTGACCCATTTGTTTAGACATTTTTTCTGCTTGTTCAATATGTGTTTCTAAAATCTTTATATATCTCATGTATTTCATTTTACCTCCTTATAAGTCTTTGGCTGTTAATTTTTAGGTAGAAATCCTTTAGTAGCAGGGGTTGTAGAGGTTTTGCCTATGGTTTTAGGTCTACTATACCTCCCTGCTTAACAGAAGAAGAAGTCTGAGCCGTATATATCTTCCAGTATTAAGTTACCTACTGTAGGTATATCTTTATCAAAACTTCCATCATTCCATATTATTTCTTCACGCATGTTCTCAAATATATCTTTAGCATACATTTTTATGAACTCACTTTTAGTTACATATATTAATTCTTCTACATCACATGCATGAACACTAAAGCTATCATGAATCGCACCAAAACTTGGAAGGTTTAGTTTATTTATTACTAACGACATATGGCTAGCGTCATATGAGTGTACCCAGTTAGCACCAATAGCTGACAGGTGTTCAGCTAATGCAGGTTTATCAGTTACATCTAAGTACACATGACTTATTCTATGTGTTTGTATATAGCCTTTGTATACTTTCTTACGTGCTACCCATTTTTGAGTTAGTACTGGGAAACCACTCGGTGTATTCCATGATATGTCCTTCATGTTCATGTTGTTTATTTTGTGTTCGACTAATGCTTGTAGATATTTCTTAATTT